TGGCACAACTTTTGTCACGAGTTGGTACACCCACGGTCTTGCTAGTTCCTATCTTGAAGGTGCTAATTTTCTCACGGCGGCTGTGTCAACGCCTGCTGACTCTATGGGTCATTCTCTTCTTTTACTTTGGGGTCCTGAAGCTCAGGGCAATTTCGTCCGCTGGTGCCAACTTGGAGGGCTTTGGTCCTTTGTTGCTCTCCACGGTGCCTTTGCTCTAATTGGTTTCATGCTCCGCCAGTTTGAACTGGCACGTCTCGTCGGTATCCGTCCCTACAATGCGATTGCTTTTTCTGGCCCTATTGCCGTTTTCGTTAGCGTGTTTCTCATCTACCCTTTGGGTCAATCAAGCTGGTTTTTCGCTCCATCTTTTGGAGTGGCAGCAATTTTCAGATTCCTGTTGTTCCTCCAAGGATTCCACAACTGGACACTGAATCCCTTCCATATGATGGGTGTCGCGGGTATCCTGGGTGGAGCACTTTTGTCTGCCATTCACGGAGTCACCGTTGAAAACACACTCTATGAAGATGGAGAGTCCGCAACTACTTTTGCGGGTTTTGAACCTACGCAAGAGGAGGAAACTTACTCGATGGTTACTGCGAACCGTTTCTGGTCACAGATTTTCGGTGTTGCTTTTAGTAACAAGCGTTGGTTGCATTTCTTTATGCTCTTCGTACCCGTCATGGGTCTCTGGGTTTCTTCTATCGGTATTATTGGACTCGCTCTTAATCTTCGTGCTTACGACTTCGTTAGCCAGGAGATTCGTGCGGCGGAAGATCCAGAATTTGAGACGTTCTATACAAAGAACATTCTTCTCAACGAAGGAATCAGAGCATGGTTAGCACCTGCTGACCAACCACACGAAAACTTTGTATTCCCTGAAGAAGTTCTTCCAAGGGGTAACGCACTGTGATTCAGTTCGCACTAGGATTACTCATCGGGTATTTTGCTACCCGATTAGTAATCTCCCTCTACAAAACGTCTAGAGTTTTATATGAAAATTTCAGGCATATGGGGTAAAATATGTACATATTCTTTCTAGTAATATACCTAGTAAGTTTCTGTCTTATTGGTGGCGGTGCTTTTGCTCTGGTGTATGCTAATCTTCAATCTATCAATAAAATGAATAGACCAAAGAGAAAGCAACACCCAGAAGCACCTCAACCAGGCGAAGAGGTAATGTATGTTGATCTCACAAGAGAAAAACTTGAAGACCTTTACAAACAAGATAGTTAGTGATATACTAAGGGGGTCTAATGACCCTCTTTTTTTATGAAGATATTTCTAGATACTGCCGATCATTGGGAGATTGAAGATTACTTTAGTACCGGACTGATTGATGGAGTAACAACCAATCCTACCTTGATTAAAAAAGCAGGTAGAGACCCAGAAGAAGTTTATCAAAAAATCAAGGATATTGGACTCCAAGATATTAGTATGGAAGTCGTGGGTTCAGACCTTGAAATGTATGATGAGGGCATCCGCTTATATGAAAAGTTTGGTGATGTTGCTACAATCAAAGTTCCCTGCACACGCGAGGGTTTGATCGTCTGTAAGCGACTGTCCGAACAGGGTATCCGGGTGAATGTCACACTCATCTTCTGTGCCTCTCAGGCAGTCCTGGCCGCCAAGTCAGGGGCAACTTATGTCTCTCCCTTTGTTGGACGCTTGGATGACCAGTCAGTGGCGGGTCTGGAGGTTGTCAGAAGCATCTCTGAACTGTATCGTATCCATGGTATCAGGACACAGGTTCTCTCTGCCTCAATCCGATCAGTCCAAAGGGCAATTAGGTCATGGTATAATGGTGCTGAGATTGTAACCATGCCCCCAAAAGTATTGGATCAGATGTATGATCACATCCTCACAGATAAGGGTTTGGAAATTTTTGATAACGATTGGAAACAGGTAAAACAATGACATTTACAGTATACTCAAAGGATGGGTGCCCCTATTGCACCCAAGTAGAACAGGTGTTAAAGTTGGCAGAACTTAAGCATATCATATATAAACTTAACCGGGACTATACCCGTGAAGAGTTTTATGATAAGTTTGGCCAGGGATCAACCTTTCCAAGAGTTGTCAAAGACGATACACTTATTGGTGGTTGTACCGAAACTGTAAAATATTTGCGGGAGCAAAAGTTAGTATAAATGGAACAAAACCTCATCGACATCTACGATCTTATTGAACATGCGATTGACAATGCTTTTGAGGGACAAATGAATCTAAAATTCTACGATTATCTTAAGGATACTAAGACTAAAAAACAGGAGGTAGATGTTTTCATTGCTAGCACTACTGCTAAAGAAATATCAGATCTTACAGTGGACCTTGATGAATATATCAAAGGCGGCTCAGACAATGAGCATAAACAAATCCGTGAGGGTTATGGGCACATTCCCAAACCTCAGGCAAGAAAAATAAAAATCTACCTACAAAATATATTGGAGGATGCACGGAGGTATAGTAGTGACCGAAGACCTGGACGACGTAAAAAGCAATCTAAATAATCAGGAAACCCACATTAATCGTGGTGTTGAGTTATTATTGCGTAATAGGAGGAAGAAACCAGAACCACCAAAAACTTTTCAGGTAAAGTTTGGCAAGATGGTCTCTTTTTTCCGACGAGAGATTGTATTCCATCTGAACTTCTATCTGGATATCAGAAAGAAATAGTCTCTGGAGGACAAACAGATGTTAGCAGTATCCTTAACTCTTGGAACATTAGTTTCAATTATGTTCTTTTTCGTAGGAGGTGTGGTAGGATGGTTAGCGAAGGAGCACCAATACCAAACTCAACCAGTATATACTCATCCAGAGATGTTTGATGAAAACGGTAACGTATTACCAGATGAAATTTTAGCAGTACGATTTGAAAACAATTATGAGCCCGACGAAGACCAAGAAGACGACTAATGTAGTCCTTCCACAGAACCCGTTTGTATTTGAGGTTTTGGAACTTGTTAGTAAGCAAAGATCAAAAGCAAAAAAGGTTGAGGTGCTAAAGGAGTATGAACATAACTCCGTGAAGGCAGTTTTAATTTGGAACTTTGATGATACTGTTATCTCCATGGTCCCTGAAGGGGAGGTCCCATATGGTGATCTTGGAGATCAAACTGTCTATAGTGGAACCCTTTCTGGTAATTTGGAAAGAGAAATGGCAGGCGACATGGAATCCGCCACCGGACAAGACTTGGATGGTAGAGGCAAAACTTCACTCCGTAGGGAGTGGCAAAACCTCTATCACTATGTGAAAGGTGGTAATGATTCTCTAACTAAAACACGTAGAGAAATGATGTTTATTAGTCTATTGAGAGGACTTCACCCAAGGGAGTCTGAAATTCTTTGTCTAGTCAAAGATAAAGTTTTGTCAACTAAATATAAGATAACTAAAGATGTTGTTGAAACCGCATACCCAGATATTCAATGGGGAGGTCGGGCATGACAACAGTAGTAGACAAGGAGAAGGAAATGGCTGAATTTGGATCAGATGAAGGTGGTGTAAACCCCTCTGATTATAGTTGTCAAATTCTGCTTGAGAAGACTACTGTAGAGGTAGCAAACGATAAAAGTTTTCCCACTGATGCTAGGTTGGTCTGGTATGTTGTGGAGGGCACCAATCACCTTGACCTGACCCGATGCGGTAAGGTTTCTAAATTATTTGATATGTACTATGATAAGTATGGACAAGGTGCGGTCCAAAAAATTGACTTTGGATATGGAACGGTGAGTCCAAAACTCTGGGGCAACAAACCAAAGAAAGAAAAAGAAAAGAAAAGAAAATGAATGAGGAAGATCTTAGGGCACAAATTAACTCTCTGATCCGAGATGAAATCCAAGAGAACATTAATGACTACGTTGATTCTGTAGAAGAGACAAAGAAGGCAGGTCTTGGATTTGTCTCTACTGATGATAATCAACAATTAAAAGTCAAAGTCTCTCAGAAAGAGATTGATAAAATCATTAAGGATTATAAAAAGATGAAAAAGAGTGAGAGATCCAATCTTTCACACATTAAAAAACTTGGGTTGGTTGACAAACACGGAAACCCATTAAAATAAATACACCAGCAGGAGTGTAGCATATGCTTTCTACCCAATATAGGTTGCGTTTAGAGGCAATTTGTGAAAAGATTGTCTCTGGCACGGAGGTATCTTTGGATGATATGATTTGGGCAAATAAGTTAGCAAAGTCCAATCAAAGTGCGGCATCAATACTAAGAAAGGCTAGAAGAATAGCAAACAACCCGGATATTCAAGAGGGTGGTCTTGATGATTTTATGATACAGATGGGACTGGGGGATCCTGACCCATCTAATCACACCAAAGGATTCCAAAACACCGATGAAATAGCAGAATGGTTTCATGAGGATAGAACTGATGATTGGAGGCAACGCGACTGATGCAGGCATTAATTTACTCTAATGGTAATCAAGAATGTGAGAGGGCAAGGAGTCTTCTTACAAGTGTTCATGAGGACATTAAAGAGTTCCTTTTGGATGAGGACTTTACCGATAAACAATTCCGTTTAGAGTTTGGTGAAAATGCGGAATATCCACAGATCTCTGTTGGATTGAACCATAGGGGATCACTAAAAGAAACCCTTCATTACCTGAAGAATAATGGGGTTATCCAGTAGACAGTGTTGAAACCGACACACTTGACTAAATAATGTATGAGGTCTAATATAGACCTGTCGTTCATCTAGGAAACTAGACGCAAGTAAGTCGCGGAACGGAGCGTTCATCCCATGGCAGAATTACTTCTGTATACTACCCTCTCATGCGAACAGTCTTCAGCGATAATGTTGAGGATTAAAGCAAGTGAGTACCTTGATAATGAAGTCAAGGTAGAATTAGTTGAGACCATAAAGGAATCAGCACCAGAATGTGAGTGGTATTGGGACGCAAACGACTAAAGGAACGGGCCTAAAAATCCAACTACTTTAGGAGTCAATCATGAACACACTTAACATGATTAAAAAGCAGATTCAAAAAGCTGCTGCTGTGCATAACGCGCAAATCAACCATACCGTATATCGTGGTGTGGAATATGACACACGTTGTGTAGAAAGCAAGGAGTCTCACGGCACCTTCTGCTATCGTGGACGCACTTATTCTAAGTGATTGTCAAACACGATGATTAGTGTTAGAATGGGAGGGTATACCCTCCCATTTTTTTATGGAAAGAGAGAAACTAAAGTTGATAGTTAGAAACTTAAAACTTCTTGTGGATGCTCTTGAATCAGAAGTTTATTCTGATGTGGAAGCATACCAGACCAGACAGGAAAATTTTGATGATCCTTCTGCTAATTACATAACCGACTATGATGAGGTCTTTGAAGATGACGACGGATAAGATAGATACGCAGGGTATGAGTCTTCCTGGTAAATCAAAGAGACCAAGTAGTTATGCCCCCATGCCAGTAAAAACCAGGACAATTTTTACTGATGAAGAAAGAAAAGAACTAAAGCAAATTATTAACGAGGCACTTGATGAAAGAGAACAGCGTAAAACTAATCAGTGTAACTCCTGATGCTGAAAAACACATGGCATATTGTGCCCGTGTGTCCAATCCATCTAATCAGGAGAATGAAAAGTTCTCTGGTCTACTAAGATACTGCGTAAAACATCAGCACTGGAGTATCTTTGAGCAGGCATTCATGACCCTGGAGATTAACACCACCAGAGGAATCGCAGCTCAGATCCTAAGGCACCGTAGTTTCACATATCAAGAATTTTCACAACGCTATGCTGATTCCTCCCTACTCAGTGAGAAGATCCCCTTACCAGAACTCCGTAGACAAGACACCAAAAATCGTCAAAACTCCATTGATGATGTTGATCCATTCGTCAATCAAGAGTTTCAGATTAAAATGGAAAACCATTTTCAAGAGGGGATGAAACTGTACAAAGAGATGCTTGACTTTGGAATCGCAAAGGAATGTGCTCGTTTTGTGCTTCCCCTCGCCGTAGGGACAAAAATTTACATGACCGGTTCAGTTCGTTCATGGATCCATTACATAGATCTGAGGTCTGCTAATGGCACACAGAAGGAGCATATGGATATTGCTTTGGGTGCGAAGGAGATCTTCTGTCAACAGTTCCCTGCCGTTGCGGAAGCAATGGAGTGGGTTTAATAAATACAAGAAAAGGATTGAACGTTTATGCCAACGTACCCTGTTATTAATTTGAAGACTAAGGAAAAAAAAGAACTTAGTATGTCCATGAGGGCATATGATGAGTGGAAAAAAGAAAACCCAGACTGGGATAAAGATTGGTCACAAGGATGTGCCGGTCAATCCACAGAATTTAAATGGACTGGTGAAGCTAAATCAAATGGATGGAATGAAGTCTTAGATCGTGCGTCCAGACAACCTGGTGCCAATGTAAGTAAAAACCGATACTACGGTTAATTCCTCTCTCCTAGTTTCTTACACCTTATGTCAGCAAAAAGAAAGTCTCAATCCCCTATCGTTCCATTTGGAATGAGTAACAAACACATGAAAAGAAAGAAACCAATTAACTCAGACTTGATGAAAACCATCGAGCCACTGACAGAAAATCAAGAAGAACTTTTTCGTTGTTATAAAAATGATCAGAACTTGGTTGCCTATGGATGTGCTGGTACGGGAAAGACCTTCATAACACTCTACAACGCCCTCAAGGATGTCTTTGATATGAAGACACCCTATGAGAATATCTACATCGTTAGATCCCTTGTAGCAACCAGAGAGATTGGTTTCCTTCCCGGAGACCATGAAGATAAGTCTTCCCTGTATCAAATACCATATAAGAACATGGTGAAGTTCATGTTTGAACTTCCAACTGAGGCAGATTTTGAGATGCTATATGGTAATCTTAAAACTCAGGGAACTATAAAATTTTGGTCCACAAGTTTTATTCGCGGGACAACCCTTGATAATGCTATCATCATCGTTGACGAATTCCAAAACTTGAATTATCATGAACTGGATAGTATTATTACAAGGGTAGGAGAGAACAGTAAGATTATGTTCTGTGGGGATGCTACCCAAACAGATCTTATCAAGGATAGAGAGAAAAACGGTATCGCAGATTTTATGAAGATCTTGCGGGTCATGCCATCAGTTGATATCATTGAATTTGGAGTGGAAGATATTGTTCGCTCCGGTCTTGTTAAAGAATACCTACTCGCAAAAATGGAAATGAATCTCTAATGAATTTTATTCATCATAATTATCTCGGTGATCTTGAACTAAACAAAAAAGAAACCAATGGCATCCGTCTCTACAACCTTCCTGGTGGAGATTGGGTGCCTTCTATTACGTCTGTAACTTCGTTCTATAACAGGGAAATCTTTGTTAAGTGGAGAAAGAGGATTGGTATCGAAGAAGCTAATCGCATTACAAAGAGAGCAACTGCCCGTGGAACAGACTTCCATGCGGCAACTGAACTCTACATGCTGAATAAAGAAATAAACTGGGATGATTTTAGACCCCTGACCAAGTTTATGTTCATTCATGCCAAACCATATCTGGACAAGATAAATAATATACACGCTATAGAAAGGACCCTGTATTCAGAGTACCTTGGATTAGCAGGTAGGGTTGACTGTATAGCAGAATATGAGGGAGAACTTGCAGTCATCGACTTTAAAACATCAGAAAAGATTAAACCTGAAGAGTGGTTGGAGAATTATTTCGTCCAAGAGATGTTCTATGCTTCTGCTTACTACGAACTAACTGGCATCCCAGTCAAAAAACTAATCACCATTATGGTAACCCCTGGTGGTGAGGTAAAAATATTTGACAAACGAAACAAAGGGGTGTATATTAAACTATTAGTTCGGTATATTAAAGAATTTGTATCTCACAATCTTAGGTCAGCGGATGGAGAATGAACTAGAAAAAGTATTAGAGAGTAAGTTCTTTTGTCCGTCTCGTTTCGCTCAAGAGATTGAATCTCTTGTTCAACTTAATGCGGACATGAACTACATAGACGCAATAATTCATTTTTGCGATCAGCAAAGTATTGATGTAGAATCTGTTCCTAAACTTATTTCTAAACCGCTTAAAGACAAATTGAAAGCAGAAGCAATGGAACTTAATTTCTTGAAGAGAAGTTCCAGGGCAAAACTACCCTTGTAATTATTTTATTTTCGTGATGCCATTTGACTGTTATAAGCAATACCTTTCCTTGAAAAATCATTTCACCAAGGAGAAGTATGATTACCACAAGTATTGTGGTAAAAGTCGTGCGACAGTACAATCTTTCTACAAAAGAAAAGATCGTTTCTGGTTTGAAAAACTAGCAAGAAATAAAAATGACCAAGAGGTTGTAGAATTTTTCATATCTAATCTCATCACCTGTACTGATCCAAGTAAGCTTTGGATTGGAGAAATGATACGCGAGGGTGAGGGTAGATATACCTCATGGAAGAAAAGAACACAGTCACTTTCTTATTTCTTCAGAGATGAGATGGAAAAAATACTTGCGGAATATGACCTAGATTCTGCATTTACAAGTTCCAATGGACATCCGCCAGTGTTAAAAAAATATCTAAGTGGTGATATCTCAATTGAGACCCTAGTGATATGTGATAAAATTCTTGGATACCGAACTGACTATGATAAAAATCTAACAGACCCTGTATGGGAAACCGTCAGTATGAGAATGAAGAAGTATTCTCCGTTCCTAAATATCGATGTATTCCGTTATAAAAAAATTCTTAAGGAGGTTGCTTTACAGCAATGAGTTTCTTTGATTCAGAGGTTGTCCGTGCTGAGATGACCGAAATTAGTGAATTACAAGAAGATGTTTATCGTAACGTCTTTAAATTTCCAACGATGAGTAAAGATGAAAAACTCTTTCATGTTGGACTTCTGGAAAAATTGATAGAGAAACAAAAAATTCTCTATGCTCGTCTGAGTTTATCTGATGATCCAGATGCAAAAACTATGAAACAAAATATCATTGACTCCGCGCAGATGATGGGTCTCTCATCGGATGTGGATATGAACGTGGTCTTTTCTAATATGGAAAGGATGCTTCACATCATGAGGAGTCAGGTTGACAGCGGAGAAGCCAACCTGTAGAATGAACGGGTACACACAAGCCAAATACGTACAAACAAAACGAATCCTATGTCTTTCGCAAATCTAAAGAAGCAATCCTCTCTTGGATCCCTGACCTCTAAACTGGTCAAGGAAGTTGAGAAGATGAACAACAACGGCGGCGGTGGAGATGACCGTCTCTGGAAACCCGAAATGGATAAGACCGGCAATGGTTATGCCGTGATCCGTTTCCTGCCTGCCCCTAACGAAGAAGAACTTCCTTGGGCAAAGATGTATACCCATGCCTTCCAAGGCCCTGGTGGTTGGTATATTGAGAACTCACTGACTACTATCGGTCAAAAGGATCCCCTTGGTGAGTATAATCGTGAACTCTGGAACAGTGGTAGTGATACCGATAAGGACACTGTTCGTAAGCAGAAGCGCAAACTGTCCTACTATGCCAACATCTATGTGGTACAGGACAAAGCAAACCCTGGCAATGAAGGTAAAGTCTTCCTTTATAAGTTTGGTAAGAAGATCTTTGATAAGATCATGGAAGCAATGCAACCTGAGTTTGAGGATGAGACTCCTATCAATCCCTTTGATTTCTGGCAGGGTGCTAACTTCAAACTGAAAATTAAGAAAAAGGATGGATACTGGAATTATGACGCATCAGAATTTGATCGCACTGCACCACTCCTGGATGACGATGATGCTCTTGAGGCCCTCTGGAAGAAAGAGTATTCGTTGACTGCCTTGACTGCTGCCGATCAGTTCAAGTCCTATGAGCAACTTGAGAATCGTCTCAAGATGGTTCTGGGTAAAAAGTCTCCTGCTCGTCCTCGTTTTGATGAGGAACTGGAGGATGAGAGTGATGGTCGTGGATCATTCACTCCTGAGTTTAAGTCAAAGGCACCTGAACCTGCTGCTGACTTTAACGCACCAGACATCACCCCCACCAAGTCTGCTGACTCTGATGAGGATGATGCTCTATCCTACTTCCAGAAACTTGCTGAAGAATAATTAATTATAGATTCTGATATTATCAGCATTCTTAAGGGTTTCACTCACATACTGGGTGGAACCCTTTCTGTATGTCATCATTTCTTCCATATCATCACGGACAACATTAAGATAAAGTGGTTTGAGTAAGAATATATTTCTCTTCCCATCTTCAATCTCAAGTTCATACTCATAGTTGGTGACTGGAATTGATATGTTAGCTAGATCAACATTAATTCCAGTTCGGGTGTCACTATATTTAAATGGGAAAGTTTCATCTGTTTTAAGACCAGCCTTTACAAATACAATACCCTCACTATCCTTGACCTCAGTCGTTTCATAATGATGAATCCCACCAAAAAGGTTATCATAGGTGCTATATTTTTCTAACATAAACCTATCAAAGTCTGCCTGTTGTAAGGGCCATTCTGTTTGAATGTTTATAACATTATTACAGGTGAGAACTAACCAATCTAATTTTGAATCCCCATAGAATTCAAATGCGACGTTATCAGGGCGGTCATCACCTCTGATTTTATATTTTGTAAAGAAAGAAACGTTCTGAAAGATATCCTCCCTAAGTTTTCCTTTCTTAAATAAATTTTTGACCTTGATATAATCAGAGATCTTCGCATCAGGAAGTCTACTGACATAGTTAAAGTCTGGAAGTTGTCTAAAGTAATTTGACATTTTAGAAACCTATTGAAAGATCGCTTTCATCTCTATAATCATCATCATATACTGGTGTGAGTTCTTGGAATTGGAGTGTTAATCCATATGATGTCATGGCACCATCTGGGAATGTGGCGTAATTGTTATTTGGAGTATAATCTACATTAATTCCTGTGCAGGCAACCTCTTTTATTTTATTGATGAAGGGATTATCCGTGCCGTTACGGTGTAGATATTGTATTTTATATGTATGAGGAGATTTTAAAAATAAATTTGACCCTGATCTTTTTACAGAAGAACCTTGTTTAAAAAATCTAAGTATTCTCACAATCTCCTTACTTTCTTCTCTTTGCCTTGCCGATAATTGGAATTGAAAAGTAAACTGTCTTAGTGCTGGATTATTAAACAATAGTTCCATGTTTGGATTAAGGATTGCTCCTGTTGTCCTTGTCACTAATTGTTGTCCCATCCCTGTTGCCGCACCAGCTACCACAGTTGCTATCGCAGATTTCGCGTCCTTATTATCTTTGCCGCTAAGTCTCTGAACAATTTGACCGATCGCTGCTGATGCCCCCTTTGGACCATCTGCTATAGCATTCAATGCGACGTTTGCTAATGCGAGTTGTGCGGCATTTGCCGTTCCAGCTGACCATGAAACCCTATCATCACTTTTTATCCCACCTGGTATCGGTAGCATTACGGTTCCTAATATTTCCCTATTACCACCCCGCTCATTTGATTGAACAAAAAAGGCATCTGACGAATCTCCGCCTATACGAATGTCTGATGGAACATACTTCATCATAGTAAATTTAATTACATCCTGAGATGTACTCGCAAGATCTAGAGGATACATGATACTTGTGTTTGGACCGGAATATAACCTAGTTCTAGTCCCTGCTGCCTCACCAAGTTTTAATTTATCCTGAATTTTCGTTATTGTTGAGGTATCACTTGGATCAATATCTACTTCGCTATCTTTCTGAGTATCCGATTCTTCTGCGTCAGTGCTTCCATCTTCTGTTGTTTTCTCTTCATCGAGGTTTACTGCCGTATTGTTTTCTGATTTATACCCATTAGTCTCTCTTATCTTATTCAGATCATCTTGAATCTCTGAATCCAATGCTCCCAATAATTTTAAATTATCAATAGTTCTCTTTTTTATTATTCTATTATGACTACTTAATTGCGCTGGTCCCTTTTCCCCACCAAAAATTGCCCTGAATCTGGATTTATCTTGGATTAAAATATTTTCTCCGTCTGGATTAGATGGATTAAATCTATAAACTAAACTCCTATTTGTATTTAAACCCAGCGCCTTGTTCTGTTCATAAACATCATAGGCACCCGTTTCTGGATTAACTACCGTCACTATATCTACGGGAGCATTATATCCATCAGCAGGTCTAGTTCGACCATATTTTTTCAGAGTAAGTGTAGAGACAAGTTTCCCCTCGTCCTCCGAATTAGCCGGTCCATATTCCCATCCTTTATATGGTTGTGACATTACTTAGCAGTTTTTTATTTATTTAGTACAAATTTTCCATATTGTAATGACAATAAGTCATCAAGTTCATCCTGTTGTACTATGTATACCTGACTTCCTAACTCCTCCCAGGTATATTGTCTGTATTCTTGATGATGAAAGTTGATACCCTGAAATCCCCATCCAAATAATCCTGTCACAGCAACTAGAGGATGTTGATCGTATTCAATATTTGGAGTTTTCGCATAGTAATAGAATGTACATATATTTCCCACCTCTGGTATGGGTGTTACGGTATCATTCAGCGCATATGTGATGAGTGTCATTCTATCATCAACGCTACCCTCTTGTTGTACGTCCTCAATGATAGATTCTATGCGGTTCATTTAATACCTAACTCGTCTTCGGTGATAATTTTAAATCCAATCCTTCTATCATCACAAAACTCTTGGGCAGCTCTCCACTTCGCTTTGTTCACTTCCCAGGTGGTACATTCATAGATGTATGATTTTGTCACCCTCTTTCTTTTTACTGGAGGTTTTGTTTGCTTCTTTGGTTTTACCTCAATAACATAGGTTTTAATATCACCCGTGCTCTCCTTTACCTTTATGATGAAGTCAGGGAAATACTTATGAACTCTACCATCAACAGGAGATACGTATGGGATATGAAACTCCTCACTTCCCCACTGAAGAATATTCTCATTTAGATCACACCAACGACACATCTTCCTCTCCCAGGAGGAACGACATATGATATTGGTATGATCTCCTTTATATTTACTGGGATATGACGGTCTGTATTTACTCTTGATACTTTCTGCCATACATAATATATAAGGTAAAAACTATTTATAGATGGCACTCACCGATAGACTAGGTAAATCTAAAACGATTGCTGAGATTAAATCGTCATTATTAAATCCTGCTCTAACATCACACTTCGATGTTGAGATGCCGTTTCCCTCAGCATTAAGATCAATTCTTGGTGTAAATCAAAGGTCTTTTAATTTATCATGTAGTGATGCGAGTCTTCCTGGATCTCAACTCACAACATTTGATATTAATAATGATCGCACTGGTGTCACTGAGACTCATGCATACAGAAGACAATTTGATGGTAAACTAGATCTTACATTCTATGTTGATGCAGAAAGATACGCATCAATTCGTTTCTTTGAGGCATGGATATCTTTTATTATGAATGAAGAATCGGGTGAGGTAGACATCGCAGCAAGAAATTATCACTATCGAGCAAAATATCCAAATGAATATATGATGGATCAGGGATTAAAAATTACCAAGTTTGAAAGAAGCTATCAAAATCAATTGACTTACAACTTTGTTAGGGCATATCCTGTGGCGATTTCATCAATGACAGTTTCTTATGATGCGTCAAGTTTACTTAAATTGACAGTCACGATGAGTTATATTAGATACTATATTAATAGAACTGGTGTTAAAGCCCCTGGTTCTACTCCACCAAATGCTACACAACAGGCAGAAATAAATAATCAGTTCTTTACTACTGATCTTGGTGTAGATTTTGGCGCACAAAATTTCACCCCTAACGGTATTGATTTTAATGTCATTGGAGCAGGTAGTGGTGTCTTCTCTGAGGGTTTCACTAATGATGAGAGAAGACGTATATTTACCTCAGACCTTTTCTGATAACCCCTCTAAATAAAATTACTGAAACTCTATAGGACATTATGCCTTTACCAAAGATTGCCACACCGGTATATGAACTTGAATTGCCATCTACAGGTGATACAATTCAATACAGACCATTCCTTGTGAAAGAGGAAAAAGTTCTCGTGATTGCTTTAGAGAGTGAGGATACGAAGCAGATCACAACTGCCATTAAGAATGTAATTAAGAACTGTATTCAGACCAAAGGTATTAAGGTAGAAAATCTTCCAACCTTTGATATTGAATTCCTATTCTTAAACATTAGGGGTAAGTCTGTTGGTGAGGAGATTGAAGTAAATATAACTTGCCCTGATGATGGTGTGACAGAGGTAAAACAAACGATTAACCTTGATGATATTCAGGTTCAAAAAAATGATGAGCATACTAATCATATTAAAATTGATGATAGTATCATGATGGAGATGAAGTATCCATCCCTTGATCAGTTCATTAAAAATAATTTTAATTTTGATGAAAAGAATGCGATGGATCAATCTTTTGATTTGATTGGAACGTGTATTGATAAAATTTATACCGAAGATGAGGTATGGGCAACTGAGGATTGCTCCAAGAAAGAGATTACTGATTTCTTGGAACAGATGAATTCATCTCAATTTAAAGAGATTGAAAAGTTTTTCGAGACTATGCCAAAACTTTCTCATACGATTAAGGTTAAGAACCCCAACACTAAGGTGGTTAGTGATGTTGTAGTTGAGGGACTGGCAGGGTTTTTCGCGTAGCCATGATCCATATGGATCTGGAGAACTACTATAAACTTAATTTTGCCTTAATGCAGTATCATAAATATTCATTAACTGAGATTGAAAACTTGATGCCTTGGGAACGAGACATCTATGTTGCTCTATTACAGCAACATCTTGAGGAAGAAGAATTAAAGCAAAAACAAAGGAATGTATAGTATCGACCCACCCTCAGGAGTATTAGATGATAAGATGCCTTGGTATACCGCCAAGGTAGGGGAGTCAACTTGGAATATTGTAAAGGCAAAATTAACGGGTAAAACACAACCCGATGGGTCGTCATACACATCAACAGTAAATTTATCTGATGCTGATGCTGATAGACTAATTGAAAATATGAAGAAGGATCCCAGAGGGTATCCTCAATTTAATGATGGTGGTGGGGGGATGTCGTTCTATGATAACTATGAGAAGTATCAGGCATGGTTAGTAGAAACATATCTTGATAAGGAACCAGAGGAGGAAGAGGAGGAGATACCAGAGGGACTCGATGATCTATTAGGTTCTATTCAGAATGAACCAGTGGAACCGAAGGTAACTGTAATTCAATCTTCTGCGATTGTACCTTCTAAGTTTTTTGGTGAGGACAGATATGATAAGTATCGTGATGAACTAACTGCTACGGGAACTATTGAGGGTGAATATTTAACACCAGAAGAAAGAAGGGAAGCATTTAAAAAGAGAAATGATAAAATAGGATTCCAAGAATTTGTAGAGAATATTTTAGATAGAAAAAAATCTGCCGACAAATTCACATCAGATAAAACTGAGGTAACGGGTGGCGCTATTGTAAAAGCACCTAAGATTGATCCTGGTAAACTTGTCCCGACTGAAGCGGGAGAGGAAACTGAGGAAAATCTTGAGGATATCTTAAAAGGAATTGATGCTATCCTTAATAGCTTAAAGGAACAGGAAAAAACAAAGAAAAAGGCGGCAGAAAAAGAAAGAAAATCTTCAGAGAAAAAGAAGAGAAAAAAATCTGAGGAAAAATTAGAGACTGGAATATTTAAAGGGTTAGCAAAGGCAACAAATAAAGTTCTGGCACCAGTCAAAGGTCTATTTGAAAGGATATTTGATTTTATTAAGACAGTTCTTCTTGGTAGGGTGCTCTTTAAAATACTTGAATGGATAGGAGATGAGGGCAATAGGGAGAAATTAGATGCCATTGGAAAATTCTTAAATAAGACCTGGCCTGCGCTTCTTGCTGCTTACCTATTGTTTGGTAATGGTCTGGGTAGATTTATAACAAGAATAGGCGCAATGGCATTGAGATTTATTCCAATGATTGCGAAAACTATTTTCTCACTTGCGAAAGCTCATCCATTGGCAGCAGCTGCGATTGCTGGTGCTGGGTTATTTGTTGCTGGATATGCGATACCAAAAATGTTCCCCGGAACTGTTGATGAACAGGAAAGAAAAATAGAAGGACTACCAGGGAGTGATGAGGAAAAGATTAAAAAACTAGAGCAACAAAAAAAGGGACTTAATTTCCTACAAAAAATGCAGGGTGTTGGTGCCGAGATCGATGAACAGATTGAAGCAATAAGGAGTGGACAAACAAAGAGTTATGGTTTCTCTGAAGGAGGATTAGTTCCTCAAGGATTTGCTGGTGGTGGTCATGCTCATGGTCGCCCAAGATCATCTGGAACAGACACCATTCCCGCCATGCTAACTCCTGGTGAGTTTGTTATGTCTAAGGGTGCGGTCCAAAAATATGGATCTAGCACACTCGCATCAATGAATGCTGCTGGCGGTGGAACTAATCGCCCTAAATTATTAAAAGGAACTATGTATGCTGCTGGCGGTGGACATACTGAACCAACTGAACCAGCAGAGAAGAATAGACAGACCGCAGAAAGACAACCTGAAGTTCCAGCAGGTGATTTTGACGTGGAGGGCATTAGTGCGGCACTTGAAAAAGCGACAGGAGTTGCTGCGCCCACAACAGTTCCTACGGCGACAGTAAAACCCACAGAACCCATCATCCCCACTTCTACCTCTGCTGCTGAATCTTCATCACCCAAATCTTTGATCGCCACTGGTGCTAAGACAACATATTATGATCCATCACTCGGTGGAATTAATGCTAGTGGTTATAAAACTCCTGATGGTTTACCTGCTACTTCTACTGGAGAAGGTTATAGACCAGAAGTATTCTCTGCGGCAGCGTTCCCACCATTACTTAAACTTTTACCCAAAAGTATGACAGTTCCCGCAAGTGGTTTCCCTGGAGGTAGAACACTTAAACAACCATTCCAAATTCTTGTCACTAAAGGAGATAAAAAAGCAGTTGTACGTGTTAATGATGTTGGACCTGGAGTTGAAGGTCACTCATCTAATCATATGTTAGATTTAAGTGTAGCCGCAAAAAATTATTTTGGTACTGGAGAAGGATTTAAAATTAATTTTGCAAAGGGAGATGCTAAACTTGGTCCAGTTGAAGGATCTGCTGATAATATAACTGCCCCCTTTAGTGGTAGCGTATCTAAAAATGGACCTGGTGGTTCCGGTACTACTAGTACCAGCACTAGTAGCACATCATCTGGTGATGGTGGTGGAGCAGCAGCACAAATGTCAGATGCAGATTTAGACAAATACCTTAAAGTTGGTGCGGGTGCTGCTTTTAATTATAATGAAATTAGGGAATCACTTGGAGTAAAAACTTCCTCAATATCTAGATCATCAAGACCTACAAGCACTGCTGCTGTTCAACAGATGCAGTCTCAACAGACGCAGACGCAGGGTGAAACAAGCACCCCAACGATGTATGATCCTAGTGAAACTGCTGGTAGGGATGTACCAGATATCGATGCTGATCTGATGGTTTCTATTAGAAAAGTTCAAGTTCTTGGGATAACAATATAATCCATGGCAATCTCATCTCAAAAACTACTTCCTGGATCCTCTGACTCTGGAGCAATAACTCCAATTAAATCTAGTGCCATAACGAAGATTAAACCAATCTCTTTTAGCACATCTACTGAAGAAGCATCAGGTAGAAAAATACCGGAGATAAAGAAAAAGGTTATAGAGATTGGTAAATTTCTAGAAGGATCTGTTGCTGCTGAAAAGAAAAATCTTGAGAAGGAAAGAAAGCAAAAACAAAAATTATTGAGAGCAGGAAAGGAAGAAGAGTTAGAGAAGGAACCTGGTAAGAAAGAAAAAAAGAAAGGAGGAATTAAAGTACCAAAAATAGGGTTCTTTGATAGTATTAAAAAATTTATTATGACAACTCTTCTTGGATTTGTCCTCTTTAGACTTGTAGACTTTGCACCCCTTCTTGAAAAAATAGTGCCTTTCATTGCTGGCACCATTGAATTTGTGAGTAATGTTTTACTAGGTATCATAGATGGTCTCGGAACTTTCTTGTCTTGGGGATTCTCAGTATATGAAGACTCAAGAAAGAAACTAGAAGAATGGGGTGGTGAAGAAGCAATAGCAAGATTTGATGCTCTTGGTGATGCGCTAGGAAATCTATTCAATGCCATTGCCATTGTCGGTATGACAACGGCAGCTGTTAGTCCTAGAGGTCCAGGAAAAGGTCCAGGAAAAGGTCCAGGCAAAGGTCCAGGAAAGGGTGGTGTACCTTCTGGTGGACCGACAGGAAAAGGTTTAAATTTTCGTAGGAGTAGAATAACAGGATCCACTTTTGCCAGTGGAGATAAATTAGCTAACGCAAGGATAGAGAGATTATCACAAGCAGGAAAACTTACATTTGATGGTAAAGGCGTCACTGATATGGGTTATCAGCAGCGCAAGGGTCAGAGAGATGTAATTAAAAAATATTTTAATAAATTTGGTAGACAAAAAGCGATAGACAGATTTGGTGCTGATACCATCAAAGAGTTGGGTGGTAAATATTCTCGCTCTGCCACCACCAACTTTGCTAGAAATGCTTCTGTAAAACTTCTTGGTAGAAGAGGTGCAGGAAAAGCAGCAGGTTTTCTTAATAAGGCATCGCTTAAAGCAATCAAGGGTGGATTTGGAAAGATACCTATCTTAGGACCAATTGTTGTTGCGGTCTCATCCTTACTCGCTGGTGAGCCAATAGGTCAGGCATTATTTAAGGCTGTTGGTGCGGCAGTTGGTGGATTACTTGGAACTGCTATTCCGATTCCTGTTCTTGGTACGATGTTAGGTGAGGTTATTGGAACCTTTGTTGGAGATTTACTTTACTCATTAATCCTTGGTAAGGGTCCTAGTGAGGCAGGTAGAAAGTTAATGAATGCGATCAAAACTGCCCTGGATGTGGGTGGATTGATTGTCAATTTCTTCAAGGAAGGATTTGGTAGATTTATTAATCAGGTATTTGAGAAAGATGCGGTCACAATACCAACTGGATTTCCATTTCGTCGGACAGCTGCTACTAAGATAGTAGAATTTTTGAATATGAAGGATTTCCTTAGGCAGCGAGGATATGTTGATAATAAAGATCAGGTAACCAAATTTCCAAATCTTCTCAATCTAGTCAATCCTTTTGCTTATATACCGATGCTGGGTGCGGCATTCTTTCCTAAAATATTTGGACAAGTACAATCTCCCGCACTAGTTCCTGGTCCAGCGGTTACGGTGGACGAAGGTAGGGAAAAACCAAAAAGACAAGCATCTACAACAACACAGATAGCAGGTCCACAGAGTGGGATGCCGCCAGAAAAAGTGGCTCCCTCAGGAAAAGCCAGTATGAATATTAATGATAAAGGTAGTGCTCTCTATCTACACTGGACTGCTGGAAATTATACCAGCACTGGTGGACCCTATCATACAGTCTTCACTGGTGATGGCACGATGCACCGCAAATTTGAGTATGGATCAAGCACTGGTGGTCACACATATAATAGAAACGGTGGTGGTTCTATCGGACTATCTCTTGCTGCTAACCCAGATAAGGGAATGTGGCCAACCGAGGAACAAAGAGTCGCAATGGCAAAAGAAGGAGCAAGAATTGCGACAAAATGGGGTTGGACTAAAGCGGATATTACCACTAAGAACGTGATGACTCATGGTGAGGCAGGATCAAACATTGATGGATATAATGCACACACTAACTATGGTCCCTTTGGTAGAGGACGCTCTGACACTGATAAGAGTAAAGATGCAACATCAGTTGGTGCGATAGCAGATGTAGAACGTTGGGACTTAGATAAACTTAATAGTCATAATGACTTGTATGGTAGTGGTGGTGATGAGATGCGTAATAGAATTAAAGGATTTATGAGAATGGGCGGAGCTACAAAAGGAAGAGGTCTCTACATGATGGCAGAGGAGGGTAAAGAATTTGTAATTGATGCTGACTCAACCAGAGCATTGGAGGGAACCTTCCCCGGATTATTGAGAGCACTTAACAAAGCAGATGGTAATGAAGCAATTGAAATACTGAAATCATATGCGGATTATGAACTGGCAGAGGTGGTTCCTATTGTGGTTGAAAAACCAGTTCCGGTTCCGGTCCCTATGGGAGGAGGTGAAGAAAAATCTAGTAACCTCAATACTGTTATTAGTGGAAGTTCTTTCTCAGATATCCTTTACAAAGGTGGTTAAATAGATATAAGAGGCAATACTTATGGCATCCACTAAAGTCACAACTGCTCAAGCCACCCCGGCATCGGTAGAAAAAATAGATATTCTTTCATCTAAAACTCCAGGGAAAACTGTATCTGTTTTAAATGGTTTAATTGAAATAAGATACTATGAAAGTATCCTACAGGATTCGGTTATGGCTACTGTTAGTTTTGTTGACTCTGGTAATACAATCGAGGATGAAAAAGGAGTGATAAAAAGTGCCCTTGAAGGACTTCCGATTGTGGGATCAGAGAGGGTAGAATTTAGTATGACTGATAATAATGAAAATAAACTTGAGTATACCTTTCGTGTAAATAAGGTTACACCAATTATGGATAACACCAGAGAGTCTGTTGTCTCATTAAAGTTGGTATCTGAGGAATTTGAACTCAATGAAGAGGTGAGAATAAATAAGAGATTTGATGGGAAACCATCCGATGCTGTTAAAAGGATACTAACAGAGTTTTTAAAAACCGAAAAAGATATAAGTGATATTGAAGAGTCAACCGAATGTGGGATAATACCCGCACAGAAGAAACCATTCTATGCTTTGAATTGGTTGTCTCAGAGATGTGCTCCTGTAGGTAAGGAAGGAACAACGGCAGGATTTTTCTTTTACGAAACTTCTAAAGGATATCACTTTAAATCAATTGATACACTACTATCCCAGGAGAAGAAAAAGTCTATCATCTATAATGAAACAACTGATAATAGGGGTGCGGATATTCCTGAGGGATATGATATAACAGCACTGTCATATTATAAGGACAACAGGATTGATGTTCAAAGAAAATTAGAATCTGGATTTCAAACAACTAGAATGATTTCTTTTGATTTGTTGGATTGTAGTTATCAGGTATCAAATCCAAAACTGACTGATAATGAACAGTCATTATCTCTTGGGGGTAAGGAACTACCTAAGATGAGTGATGAGATAAAATCCGAAGGTATGAAATATTCAAGGACAATATATTGTATTCGGGATACCGGATCTTTACCATCGGGTAGTACCCAAGAGCAACTAGAAAAGTCAAAGGATGAAAACTTTAAGATAGACAAGATTAAAAATCAGGCTGTTATGCGCTATAATTCATTGTATGCTGCTACGGTTGAGATCACCATACCAGGAGATTTTTCCCTACATGCGGGAAACGCAGTTTATTTTGATGCGCCCTCACCCCAACAGGATACAAAAAATGACGATGTTGACCGTCAAATTGGCGGACTATATATTATATCGGCATTATGTCATTTAGTTAACGCACAAGGGACTTATACTAAACTTAATTTAGTAAGAGATTCCTTCGGTAGAAAAGCAGGGAAAGAACCAGAAACTGGTAAACCAGTCACTGAAACAAAAATTCCTGGTGTACAACCGTCCTATCAACGAACAGCTTCATACGCATCGTATGATACTGTAACTACATTTTAAATATAAACTATGGAAAAAAATATCGAAACTCATATTCAGAAGGACAAAGATATCCTTCAAGATCCAACGATTTCTCCTCAGATGCGTCGTCATACCGCAGATGAGTTGGAACATCTAGAGCGTTATGCGAAAGAACACGCTAAAGATATTCAAGCAGGAGATCATCATGATCCCAGCGCATTTGAAATGTATTGTGATGAGAATCCAGAAGCAGACGAATGTAGGATTTACGAGGATTAATGGAAGGAGGAGCACTATTTGATCCTGGTTTTCTAGGAGGGAATTTCAACTGGTGGATCGGCCAGGTTATGGACGATTCGACGTGGAGAGACAACAGTTTACCTGGAAAGTTTGAGGACCCAAATAGTATCCCTGGATGGGGCAGAAGATATAAGGTTCGTATCATGGGTCTCCATGATAAGGCAGAAGAATCTATCCCATCAGATCAGTTGCCTTGGGCGAATGTAATGTATCCCATCACCGCTGGTGGCGGTCAGGGAGGAGCATCACAAACACCCTCAATTCGTCAGGGTAATTTTGTATTTGGATTTTTTCTTGATGGTGCGGATCAACAGGTCCCCATCATCATGGGTATTCTGGGTAACAATGCCCAGACCCAATTAAATTTAAAAACTGGAACAACAGAAACAAACTATACACCCACCAGTGGATTTGCTGAGGGACAAAATCCACCACCAGGAAGTGCTAAACCAATAGCACCGGATGAGGTTTTAGTTACAAAGAAACCCAGTAATTCTGAGCAAGCAAAAGAACTCGCACCCCCAGCACCAGGAGTAAAACTTGATAAGTATGGATTAGATCCAACTAAAACTCTCTCAAGAAGACAACTCCAAGTTGCCACAGATGCGAGAGAGGAAGCAAGAAATAGAGGAGCAAGTAGGGAGGAGGTAGAGGCTGCTGCTAAACAAGCAGTTGCTGATGACCTTAAAACAAGGAGAAGATTACAAGAGTCCCCATCAACACCAAGTCAGGGTAATCCTACAAAAGAAAACCCTGATGCGATGCATCAACTCTCTGCTGCTGATGTAAAACGTGAGACTAAGATTCGGGAATGTAATGTTGTAATGACACCTGACCCTGATCAATTTGTCCAGTCGGCAATATCAGCAATTCAGACGGTCATCACATCATTAACAGAAAAATTAAATTCATATCTGGCATCAATATCGAGTTATATTGATGCGGTATCTACTCCCATACAAAATGTTCAGAAATTAATCTCTGATGCGGCATGTGAAATCGCAAAATATATGAAGATAATCTTTGACAAAATCATGGATTATGTTCTGAAGCAAATGAATAAGGTGATGACAAAAGCGGTGGCAGCATTACCCACTGATATGCGAGCTATGTTTGCGGATATAAAAGAAAAGATTGTAGAATTAATTCTGTGTTTATATGGAAAACTCACGGAGAATATCTGTGGTCAGATAGAAAGTCTCTTAGCCAATGAGATGGACATGGAAAATGCTGAAGCAAAGGCACGGGCAAATTATGAAACTAACTCTGATGATATCAAAAGACAACCAACAGTTCCAACATGCTATGCTGAGGATGTGGTTGCGGCACTAATCTCCTCAAATGAAAGGCAAATTGATGAGGCTAATAATAATCTTATTGATAATGTAGGTGAATTTATTAATGATATGCAGAGTGAACTTGCGGGTGTAAGTGGATCTATAAATGACATCTTAAATCAGATAGGAGATTTTTCTGGTAGTATTGGTTCTGCTTTAAGTATTCCAAGTATGAAACTCAATATTTTTGGATGTGAGTTAGAACCTAATCCCGCAGTATCTGATAAGTATTGTATGGCAACTGGTGGATCTGCTCAACCGGATACAGGATTCCCAAGTCTGGAGACCATCTCTACAGAAATTAGCGAAAATATTAAATCGATTCCTGAAATCCCTGAGACACCATTCGCACCACCAACCCCAGGCACCCCTGCTGTTGACCTCCTGGCAGGTAACTAAATATCTTTACGGCAAATAATAAGTAGTCAATAAATCAGTATGTCGTTTAACCTCTTCGGACCATCAGATAAGAATGATATTAGGGTTGGATATATTTCAACCACAAGAGGTTATGTCGGCAATATTAGCCGCTATGAGGCAAACCTGGAGGCAAAATTAAATCCAGGAACTCAATTCATCCTTAGACGAAGGGATAAGATTGAGTTCATGAACATTAATAAGGTGAATGAACTCACACCGGATGACTTTATTCCAACAAACTCTGGAAAAAGGGGTAATTGTACTGGAGTAACAGGTCTTGATATCTATGAGGATGATGATGGTAGTGGAAGTGGAGATGGAAGCGGTAGAGGTGGAGATGGTAGGGGTGGAATAAAACCAGAAGCATATAAGGATGAGTTTCCTAAGGTTCGTTTTTCTGGTGGCGGTGGTATAGGTGCTGCGGCAAATCCTGTGTTTGGAGATGATGGTAGTCTCCTTGGAGTAGATTTGATTCAGGGTGGATGGGGATATCAGTATCCCCCAATAACATCTGTGCTGGATATATATGGGATTGGTGTCGGAGCAGTTGTTCGGTCTATTATGATCGGAGACCCTGATTATTCTAATCGCAATCGTGGTGGTAGGGGTACTGGATGCGATTTTATTGAAACCGTTAAGACCTTTGAAAATGAGGAGGATTTTGAGGAGTATGATTTAAGTGGTGGACCATCGGAGATTGTATTTGGTAAGAGACGTAGCGCGGATGGAGAGGAACTTGGTCCATGGGATCCAACAATTTATGCAACCCTCAGGGGAAATCCTGTTGAACTTCAGCAAAGAAGGTATCAAGATTTCTTAGAATCTTTGGGACGTGGACAGAGGGTAAACCTTGAGAGTAATATTATTCGTAATTTTTGGACGACAAGAAGTGAGAAACCATTAAGGGTCACTGCCGAAAATAAAAAATCCAGGATTGTTCATAAGGTAAAATATCCTGCCTGGAGTGAGTTCATGAACAAACATGCTGTCTCTCCAGTTCCACCATCAAATGTCCCTGGTAGTGATTTTGGTGGAATAGAGCATACATTAGAATGGGAAGAGGACTTTCCGGTTGACGGTGACTATATCTTTAGATATGCTGCGGATAACATTGCTGATATTTTCTTAGATAATGAATTGATTGGTAGGACAAGGAGATTTAAAGATGCCCCAGACAAATTAAAAAGATATGTTCGTGAGGGAGTTCATAGGATACGAGTTGACCTAGAAAATATACCACAATTCAAGAGTACAACCAAACAAAGGAAAGAAGAAAGATATGTTGATACCGAGTTTGAGATTTATGGACAGGGTAAAGAGATACATCGTCAAATAAAGTTTTCGTTTACCTCTGAGGGAGGAGAGCATTCATTTATTTTAAATAATACTGATAGAAGTAATAGATCTTATAAGAAAAATATAAGGGTTCTTAGAAATACAAATTATAATGTCGTTGCTGTCGTAGATGGTTGTGTTGAAAACCCAAGAGTTAAAGAGAAGCAATTTAAACTTGAATATAGTGGTAGGGTATCACCAACCGCAGCTAAAAGGGTTGTCAGTAAAGGAAGAACCATAGAGTTTGATGATAATTTTTCTATTCCAGAAACATTCGATGTCAATGCTAAGTTTAAAATTGCCTCCACCTCTCCTGGATTAACGGCAAAATTTTCTGATGATGGTACAAAATTACTTGTAAAGGGTAAAGATAATGGTGAGGTCTCAATTTCATTTGAGTGGGATGATGATCCTCGCGTCTCTGGTATTGCGGTGGGGACAATCACTATTGGGGATACAACTTGGACTCAGAGTGGAAAGAAAGGAAAGATCACAAAGACTATAAAAATTAACAATATTACAAATAATAAAACGAATTCTGGATTTGTTGAACAAGGAACAATGCAGTCCTTCGGTCGTAGAGATAAAGAGAAAGGGAATAAACCAAGCAATGTTATCTTTGCTGATTTTGTTGGGTCTGAAAATGACAATGATGATATGCAGGTCAGGGTTAATAATCCTCGTCAGGACACGGCATTCATAGCATCAAATCCAAGAGTTATAAAAGGTATTGGTCCACAGGGCAGGGATAGAAGGGGCACCTTCGATATAACTTTTAGGTTGAATGTCAAACCAGAATTGAGGGGATCAAATTCCTCCGATAGAGGATTTGATATGGAAGAAATATTTAATAGCAAAGAATTTATTGATAAAGCAGATAGAAAACTTTGGAGAATAAATCCTGAGGCAGGCAGGGATGGAGATTTCCTATCACGTTATGGTGTTCTTCCATTCAATCCAAAATCTAATAAGGCAACAACAGATGACTTCAATGGAACTCATGTCATCAGATGGGAGTATGTAGATTTTCCTATTACCGGAAATTATAACCTTGAGATCATGGCTGATGATTCTGTGACGGTTTATATTGGCAATCGCTCTGGAGGTGGTCGGAAAAATATTGGAAATGGTCTTGTTGATGTTGATGAGGGTGGCGATGAGGTGATCATCAAAAAGGAGGGATTTGCCAGGGGGGGTAGACGTGGCAATTTCACCACAAGCACAGGAAAAAGTTTTGAGACCAGATTTTTCAGAGCAGGAAAGTATAGGATTCGTGCTGAACTAAAACAGGTCCGAGGTAAACCCCTTGCGGATGGCAACCCAATGGCATTTGCTATGAGGGTAAGAACAACCTTTAAGGAGAAACAGGTTGTATCTCCAAGATCCTGGAATCAAAATCCGATGGGTATCGCATTAACGATTGATTCTCCACTACCAGCTGCCCCACAGGAACCTAGACCTCAACAGGAGGGTAGATGTCCCGATAATCCATTCTGGACTACAAGATTCCCCGGATCTGAGGATAGATGGTTCCCAGTGACACATCCAGCATGGAGTTCATTCACTAATCGTTATGCGATGTCGCCAATATTACCATTGAGTAAACCGGATACAGATGCTGGTGGTGAAATTTTCAGAACCTCTTGGGTTGTTGAGGCACCATATGATGGGTTCTATGGAATGAAAGGAACTGTTGATAATGGTGGTAGAATTCTTGTGGATGATAAGGTAATCTTACAAGGAGGACTTAAATTTCCTGGAAAAACTTTAAAGGGTTTTAAGGAAGACTTTCCTGATATAGTTAAGTTTCCCCTATCTCAAGGTAAGCATACAATTACGGTTGAAGTTACTAATCAAGAGACTGATACATTTAAAACGGTTAGTAAAAAAATCTTCAGTACAAAGGATTGGTTATCTAAACCCACTGAAAAAAGTAAGGCAGGAAGTCATAAAATTACCTACATTGGACTGAACGCTGCTAATAGGGATGTAAAAGTTAGGGACACCAATGTAGTCCGTGAAAAATCTGGCAGTACCTCCATCTCAATCTCTAATAGAAGAGAATATGGTATAAAATATGTGGGAGATGCTAATGATTTTGGAAAGAAACTGAAGACACCTAGAACAATATTATTTGATGATAATATTAGTAATGGATTTGATTTAAATGCTTCCTTCCAGATCATGTCACACTCACCTGGAATAGATGTAAAATTTGATCCCAGTGGAGACAAATTAATTGTAAAAGGAAGAGAAGAAGGGACAGTTACACTTAAATTTTCTTATGATGATGACCCAAGAAACGATGGAACTGCTGTAAAGGAAATTAAACTTGCCGGTAGAACCTGGAGAGCAAAGCGTGAAAAGGGATCCGAAACAATCACAATTGATGTTACTCCTCTCATCTCAACAAAATCTAGTCAATCAGTTGTAAAATCAACAACCACAACAGTAAGTCAAAGTGGAAATAGAATAAACGTATCATCAAATGGAAAGAAAATTAAATTAAGGGATGGTGATGGTAAAGATACCAATTCTACTTTTGAGATTGTTGCTGGTAATGCCACATTCTCTAAGGATGGTAGAGAAATTAATGGCGATGGTGATGTGACCATTAAATTATATTGGGATGATAATCCAAATACTGCCGGTGTTGCGGTAGAACAGATTAAAATTCGGGGAGTAACCTGGACTCAATCTGGTAGGAGAGGCACTCAAAAACAAACCGTATCCCTTGGCAAATCTAAATCCTTAGGATTAAGACCAGGATCTTCGGTTGATGGTGTGAAATATAAGGGGCCAACTGAACTTGCGACTTATAAAAAAGGTTTCCTCTCTCCACTCTTCCAAGAGATAAATGAACCCACGGATGAAATTCAGGGTAAAACTTTTATTATGCGTTGGGAGAATGTGAAATTCCCCGAAGATGGAAGATATAAAATTGAGACAGAGGCAGATGATCGGGCTGAGATTTTTATTGATGATGTAAAAGTTCAGACAGCACGTCTTAAACAGTCAACATTTGGTGGTGATCCTAAAACTTATAGCACATTTACTGCCACAAAGGGAAATAAAACGGTTGAGATTAGACTTCGCAATATTCGTATTCCTAATACAAGTTTCCAACAGAATCCGACTTACGTTAAGACAGAAATAACCAAAGATACTAAGGTTTCAACCGGAAAGGGCAGACCATGGACAATTAATCCAATTGGAATTTCTGCCGTAATTATTCCCCCACCATGCCCATTGACAATTGTTGGAAAGGGAAAAATTTGTAAGGTTGTTGTGGATGATCCTGGAAATGGATTCCCGACAAGAGACTTAACTTCTGACCCAACACCCTCATATCCAGTTACCATTGAATTAGAGGATGTAGAGGTCATAAATCCTGGTATTAACTATAATTGTGGGGTTGATCAACTTGTGATTGAACCTAGTAATGGTGTTAAACTTACATATGAGTGTGATACTTTCGGTAGAATTACTAAGGTTAATGTTTTACCAGAAACACCCACGACAGGAATAGGCACTCAAGGTGGACCACTGAATCAGGCTCCTTTTGGAAGAGGATTCACAAGACAACCATCAATCAGGATGATTACTGACACCGGAGTTAACTTCCAAGCAGTTCCTAGATTCAGGATCGTCAGGGATCCGGTTGATCCTGATATTCTGCCAGAACAAATCTTACAGGTCACAGATTTGGTTGGACTGAAGCAGACAGGATACATAGATGGGAGACCATATTATGGACAGGTATTCTACAAACAAGGAGTTCGTTATGCGGGTGTATACGAAACACCTGGACAACTCATACCAGTTTATGATACACTACAAGAGAGTATCGATGCTGAGGTCACCACGAGACCTTCTGCCATCCTTAGACAGGGTACTGACATCTCTAGTAATGATCCTAGACTTAACATTCCTGGAACCCCTGATAGTTTATCTTAGGAAATTTAAATGGGAACACCCACCTCACAAAATAAAGTCAATGATAGATTAAATTATAACGCTGATGCCAATAGGGATGGTGTTATATCAGAACAAGAAGCCAGGTCTTTTAGGGACCAGGCAAATCCAACGGATACCGCAAAAAATAACTATACTGGAATTCGTTATGGAAATGATCATGGATCATGTTCCTTCGGACATATTCATAAACCGGGTGATGTGACTGCTGGAGTTATGCTTCAGGCAAAGGATGGTAGGCACGGTTTCTTTATGGATAATGATGGTCAACGTAAGGGTTGGACATCAACAGTAAGTCCCGGAAACTATCAGGTTAGTTGTGGAGAGGACAATGAGGAAGCCCAGGATTCTATGTTTCTTCATGCCAGTAATGGAAACGTTATTGTACTCGCAACGAACGGAAAAATAAGATTACAGGGAACTGATATTGAATTAGTTGCTGTTGGTGAGGGTGGAACAAAGGGCAATATCAAAATGGTTGCCACCGAGACCATTAGTCTTGATAGTAAGAAACTCATAACATATACAAAGAGTTTAACTAAAATAGTATCAACTGGGACTGCGGAATTCATAGCAAATTCTCAGATGAAATTATATTCCTCTATTATTCGTGCGGTGACTGATGGATGTGCCCTTAAAAATTCAAAAAATAACCTTCAAAGAATTCAACAAGAAAATCAGGAGTAAAAATGGCATTTCACGTAGATGATTTAGTTATTGGTGGACAGATGAAAGACGGGGCAGGTATCTGTCCTGCCACTGGTGAGGGTCCTCTAAAGATTAATGGGTCTGGAATGCTTGAGGGTCCGGTTGTTACCGGGCAACCAACTCATTTTCCAAGTCCATTTGGTGGATTAAATATTGGACCTCTTGTAAATTCAGATTCCCCTCCCGCATTTACACCCGGTGCTTTACCGCTTGGATTGAGTAATCCATACTCTGCCGTGGTCTCCCCGAACTTAGGTGTGATGGGCAACCTTGATGTGAATTTTAGGATTCAGGCAGGTGGTATACTTGCTGGTGCTATCGTTCATGATTTCACTGGTAACTATTTGGCAGCAAAGAAGGATTTTGATATTCCTCACCCAACCAAAGATGATTGGAGACTGAGACACGTTGCGCCAGAAGCACCAACAGCAGATGTGTATATCAGGGGAAGAGTAACGAATAAAAAAGAAATTTTTCTACCTGAATACTGGAAAGGTTTAGTTGATTGGACCACGATTACCGTCAACCTAACACCGGTCGGTTCTCATCAAAATGTCATTGTAAAAAGATATGATGAGGAAAAGATTTACCTCCAATCAAACGGAGGATTACCGATTGATTGTTTCTATCATGTTTATGCTGAGAGGCAGGATTGTGAAAGAAATATAGCAGAATACGAAGGCACGTCTCCTCAAGATTATCCAGGAGACAACACACAATATTTACAATCAGGAAAAGTTTAAATTATGACAAATTCACCAGGACAACCCGAAGATTTTGATTTCCCAGGAGAATTTATTCCAGCTCCCACCGGTCAGGATTGTTCCCTAAACGCAGGCGGATGGGGTCTAAAATCAACACAATTTGATTATATTTGGTATGCTAACGCAGGTGAGGATGATTATCCAAAAGAAGCCTGTAAACCTTATTATCATGGCAATGCCCAGATTGATAACCTTCAAGTAAATGCTACATGCGGAAAGGCATCTGTTACTAATTTTGTAGGAGCAACGGTTACTATTAATGGATTATGCTCCGCAGGGTCTTTCAGTGCAAACTCAAAAGCATTTAATATTCCTCACCCAATTAAAGAGGGAAAAAGATTATGGCACGGATGCTTAGAGGGTCCAGAGTATGGTGTATATATTCGTGGACATTTAAAAGATACTAATGTGATTGAACTGCCAGATTATTGGTCAGGTCTTATTGACCCAGAAAGTATTACTGTTTCGCTTACACAAATTGGGTCCTCACAAGATTTAATTGTGGATAGTATTGACTGGGGTAAACAGGTTAAAATACGGTCGGGTAATGGAACCAATATTAATTGTTATTACATTATTAATGCTATGCGTAAAGATATTCCTGCACTTGAAGTCGAGCAGGATGCTTGACAAGAACACCTGACCGTCGTATAATAAACAGGTAAACAGAGGACCCCATGCAAGACGATTTCCTTTCACGTTGTGTCGTTGATCCCGTAGCACGTAAGTTCTACCTGTATTCCG